TCTATTGTATGGGGTAGAAATCCTGCCACGGGTTGCCAGTTCGTTGGCACTAAGTCAGTTTTTAATAAAAAGAAAATAATCATATGTGAAACCCCTTCGGATATAGAAAAGCACTATGGGCACAAACCTGCACTGCTTCAAATTCTTATGGCATGTATGGCATACCTGCCCATCACAAAAAACATATATCAAGGCGACTTTATAGGATTCGGAGGTAGTAGGAACTACCGCCCAAACACTTTGACTTATTCGTTCCCTGAGAAAGTAGAATCAAAGATCATAATGGCACCGCATACAAAGTACTTCGCCGTATCAGATTTGCGTGATGCAATCGCAATGCCTCTTACTGAGAAATTAGAAAGTGGTGAGCATGTAAAGTACGTTCAACCAAATGCCTTTATCAAAGATGATGACACATTTAGCAAGTGTGCAGATATGATTGAGTATGCTAAGAACATGGCAACTGCTGTGAAATTCGTTGATGAGAGAACCGCTAAGAAAATTAAAACCAACATCAACGCACTCATCCGTGAGGGTAAAGAGATTAAACCTGACGTTTTTGAGTGGGCGGGTTTATGTGATGCGAATCTGATTGAGTTGTGGCACACTGTAAATGAAATTAAGATGATGGCGTTGGGAATGTGTGATGATGATTCAGAGTTTGAAACCCGTGTTAATTACACTGAACAGATTCAGGGTGAGGGGTACGTGATGATCTCACGGTTTGGATATTTCAAATTAGTCAACCGTAGGGAGTTCAGTTATAATAACTTCGTTAATCCTAAGTTCGCAGTGGTGGGATAGGCAGTCGTTCGTGATTTGACAGTGGGGGGCGTTGATGCCCCCCCGTTATATAATTCCGATGGTACCCCTAACCTACAAAGTGTTACGGAAGCGAGTAAAATGTCATGGATATCAAAATTTTTTTTCCCATATATAATTTCGACACAGGATTCAATTTATATGAAAAAAAATTCTGGGAAAATTTTTGAGTCTATACAGATTGATTCAACAACAAATCATTATTATGTTGAGATACCTGAATGGATTGTTAATGATTTTGGATGGTATGAAGATACAGAAGTCCAATTATCAATTGACAGCAATGAACTTATTATTACTGAAAGAGAAAATGACTGATACTTATCACATTTACCTAAATGGCATATGTCTGTTTAAGAACTTAGATCAATATGAATTTGATATTATATGGGGAAGACTTTATCATTCATATTGGGACGGATTAGAATATGAGAAAGTATATGTAGATGAGAAAGAATTAGTAGATTCTTCATATTGACAATTACTATATAATGGAGTATGATATGAATACAAGTAATTAGGTTATGTCTAAAGGATTTACAGTAAAAGCAAAAACCCCTACTCCTGCGAAAACAAAAACCCCTGAATGGGATTATGATAAAGCAAAAGAGATTGTAAAAGGAAAAGCAATTGTATTTTGTTTACCAGGTAGAGGTGTTTCTTACACCTACTTAAAAGCATTTGTACAATTATGTTTTGATTTAGTACAAGCAGGTGCAAGTATACAAATTTCTCAAGATTATAGTTCAATGGTGAACTTTGCAAGATGTAAGTGTCTTGGTGCAAATGTTCTCAGAGGTCCAGATCAAAAACCTTGGGATGGAAAACTTAAGTATGATTGGCAATTATGGATTGACTCTGATATTGTTTTTAATACTGAAAAGTTTTGGCAATTGATATTAATGGAAAAGGATATCGCTGGTGGTTGGTATGCTACCGAAGATGGTAAGACTACTTCTGTAGCACATTGGTTAGAAGAGGATGATTTTCGTAACAACGGTGGAGTGATGAATCACGAAACTGTCGAAAGTATATCCAAGCGTAAAAAACCATTCACAGTAGATTATACAGGTTTCGGTTGGCTTCTTATTAAAAATGGAGTCTTCGAGCATGATGAAATAAAGTATCCTTGGTTTGCACCTAAAATGCAAGTTTTCGAATCAGGAGAAGTGCAAGACATGTGCGGAGAGGACGTTTCTTTCTGTCTTGATGCAATCGAAGCAGGTATTGAAATCTGGTGCGATCCTCGAATTCGTGTAGGACACGAAAAAACAAGAGTCATTTAAGTTTTAATGAAACCTAGATATACTATAGTATATAACGATAAAGTTCTATTTTCAGACTTAAGTGAAATAGAATACTTTGAAAGAATGGAAGATCTGTCAATAGAATTTTATCAGACTGGTGCACCACATCCTCAAGAAATTATCACACAAATACAGAAGGACGAAAACTAATGGCTCATACAACAACTTGGAAAATCTTAGATATGCACAGAGAAACTGCTGATGGATATGTTTATGAAGTAGATGTAGAAATTAGTGCAGTTGATAATGCTGATGCTTCTAATACCTCATCAACAAATACAAAGGTAGTTTTAGATCGTCCTGACACATTAGTGGCATATGATAGTCTCAATGAGGCAACTGTGATTGGATGGGCACAGGCAGGACTTGGAACAACAATATGTAATAACATAGAAACTTATTTTACAGATAACTTAGCAAAGAAAACATCAAACGGAAAACCTTGGTAAATTATGGCAAAATCTAAAACTGGTGCGTGGGGTAATGTTGAACTTGAATCGACTCCGAAAAAGACTCGACAAGGAAATGGAAAACATACAAAATACGCTGCTACATCCCGTAACTCGTCTCGTAAAAAGTATAGAGGACAGGGAAAATAGATTCAAAACGCTCCTTCGGGGGCGTTTTTTTATTAATTCTTAAAAATTGGTATAAATAAAATATAGAAAACTGTTTACGATAAAATGAAGACAAGGATATCTAGATCATTTAAAGATATTAGTCTGTCCTTTAATGTTCACCCCGTTACGAAAGATCTTACAGTCCTTAAAGATGCAAATGCGGTTAAAAAGTCTGTAAGAAACCTAGTTCAAACAATTCCTGGAGAAAGATTCTTTAATTCTATTCTAGGATCTGATGTTAATACTAGTCTTTTTGATTTTGTGGATTATGGTACTGCTTCAACAATTCAAAGACAAATTGAAACAACTGTTACTAACTTTGAACCTAGAGTTGAAAACTTACAAGTTGAAGTATTTCCAAGACCTGATGATAATGAATTTGAAGTTAATGTATATTTTGACATCATAGGACAACAGTTTCCTACACAATCATTTACGTTTATGCTAGAAGCCACAAGATAATATGCCCTTTACAAAATTCGCTAATTTAGACTACGATCAAATAAAAACGTCGATTAAAGATTATCTTCGTGCAAATTCCACATTCACGGATTTTGATTTTGAAGGTTCTAATTTTTCCGTTTTAATTGATACCTTAGCATATAATACCTATATTACTGCATTTAACTCAAATATGATTGTGAATGAATCTTTCTTAGATTCAGCAACTGTAAGAGAAAATGTAGTTTCATTAGCAAGATCTATTGGTTATGTACCACGCTCTAGGACTGCTGCAAGAGCAAATGTTACATTTACTGCTAATACTACTTCTGATAGTGTTACAGCAGTTTTAAAGGCAGGTTTAGTGTGTACTGGGGTAAAAGAAGACACTACATATGTATTTTCAACTCCAGAAGATATTGAAACTCCTATTGTTGGGGGAAATGCAACCTTTGGAACTTCTACTAGTCCAATAACTCTATATCAAGGAACGTATTTAACAAAAACATTTACTGTTGATGGTTCATTAGATCAAAGATTTATATTAGATAATTCATATATTGACACTTCTACTATTAATGTTTATGTAAAAGGAATAAGTGATGCTGGAAAAGGGAGGCAATATAGTAAAATTGACAACATTTTAAACATAGATTCTACTTCTGAGACATATTTGATACAAGAAGTACAAGATGAAAGGTATGAATTACTGTTTGGTGATGGTATTTTTGGTAAAAAACTAGAAAATGGCACAATAATTACTGTTACTTACATAGTTACTGATGGTGAAGAAGGAAATGGTGCTGCAAATTTCATATTTTCGGGTAGTTTAGAGTCTTCACCTGAAGGAATAGTCATTTCTCCAACAAATACTATTGAAATAAACACTATTACTAGTGCAAGTAACGGTGGTGAGATAGAAACTTTAGATTCTATTAAATATTTTGCTCCTAGACTCTATTCTTCACAGTATAGAGCAGTAACAGCAAGAGATTATGAGACAATTGTGCAACAAATTTACCCAAATACAGAGAGTGTTTCGGTTGTTGGGGGTGAAGAACTTGATCCACCTCAATTTGGTACAGTTTTTATAACAATAAAACCAAAAAATGGTGAATTTGTCTCTGATTTTGATAAACAGCAGATACTTTCCAATTTAAAAGACTATTCTTTGACTGGAATTAATCAAAAAATCATCGATTTGAAGGTACTTTACATCGAATTAGAGTCTTATATCTATTATAATAAATCCCAAGTCAATAATATTAATAATTTGAAAACCGATGTTGTTAATGGATTATCAACTTACTCAAAATCTATTGATATTAACAAATTTGGTGGAAGATTTAAGTATAGTAAGGTATTAAGTGTTATTGATAATATTGATACTGCTATAACTTCAAATATAACAAGAGTAAGAATTAGAAGAAACTTGAATGCATTGATTAATCAGTTTGCTCAATATGAACTTTGCTTTGGAAATCAATTTAATGTTAAACCAGATGGACTTAATATTAAGAGTACTGGATTCACAATATCTGGAAGTAATGATACTGTATATTTGACTGATACCCCAAATGCTGACAAATTAAAGGGTGAAGTATCTATCGTAAAGAAAGATCCTGTTGATGAATCTATCATAACTATTGTTCAATCAGCAGGAACAGTGGATTACATCAAAGGTGAAATTACACTTACTACAATAAATATAACTTCAACAGAAAAACCAAATAATATCATAGAAATTCAGGCATTCCCAGAATCAAATGATGTTATAGGTCTTCAAGATTTATATTTGCAATTTAGCATCTCTGATAGTTCAATAAATATGGTAAATGACACTATTACATCAGGTCAACAAATATCAGGTGTAGGATTTAAAGTCACGTCAAGTTATACAAATGGAGTATTAACAAGAGGATAATATGATAACTACTGGAATTAATAAGAAAGTACAAATTCAACAAATTGTTGAAAATCAAATTCCAGAATTTTTATTATCTGAGGGTGTTACATCTGATGGAGTTAATAAATTTTCTGAATTTTTAAAGCAATATTATATTTCGCAAGAATATACTGGTGGTCCTGTTGATATAAGTGATAATTTAGATCAATATTTAAAATTAGATAATTTAACACCTGAAGTAGTGGTTGATTCAACTACTCTTAGTGTTGGAATTAGTACAAATGATACAACAATAAATGTTAACAGTACAAAAGGTTTTCCTGATAAGTATGGATTATTAAAAATAGGTGATGAGGTTATTACCTATAAAGCAATAACTACAGATAGTTTTCTTAACTGTGAACGTGGATTTAGTGGTATTACATCATATTATTCGAGTAATAATCCAGGTGAACTAATATTCAGTGATTCTTCTGCACAATCACATGCTGAAAGTGCTGTGATAACCAATTTAAGTACTTTATTTTTAAAGGAATTTTACAAAAAACTTAAATATACATTAACTCCAGGATTAGAAAATGTTGATTTTGTCCCAAATTTAAATGTTGGTAACTTTTTAAAGGAAGCAAGAAGTTTTTATGAGTCAAAAGGTACTGAAGAATCCTTTAGAATACTTTTTAATGTTTTATATGGTTCAGATCCTAAAATTATTGATCTTGAAGAATATTTGATAAAACCATCTTCTGCAAGATATCTTAGACGTGAAATTATTGTTGCTGAACAATTATCTGGCAATCCTATAAACTTAGAAGGTCAAACAATAGTAAAATCCGATGATTCTACTTCTAGTGCATCTGTATCTGAAGTTGAAAAGGTTAGTGGTGGTATTCTTAACACCTTGGGTTCTGGTTCAACAACTTCAGAATATTTTAGTCTTGATATATTTGTTGGATATGATGATGAAGAGGCAATTACTGGAACATTTACAATTCCAGGTAAAACAAAAGTTATTGGATTCACACCTGCCGAATCTTCTGTAATTACAGTAGATTCTACTATTGGATTTAGTACTTCAGGTACATTAATTCATTCTGGTCTTAATACATCTATTACATATTCTGGAAAAACTATAAATCAGTTTTTAAATTGTGAAGGTATACAAGAAGACATTTATAGTACAGATAATTTACGTTCTGATGAAACTATTTTTGGATATGAAGGTGGAGATACTTCAAAAAAAGTTGAATTAAGAATAACAGGTGTTTTAGCAGATTTCGTTTCTACTGATAGTAATAAATTATCCG